CCCTTATCTAACATATGTTTAGTTAAATCTTTTATTTGCTGCTTATAATCAATATGGTTAGAATATGTAGCATTTTCGTTTAGTGGTTCATATGCTGAACCAAATGGTGCAGATTTGCCTTTATGTTTAGCTTGAGATTTAGTGTCTATATTTTCTTTTTTTGGAGTTAGTGGCTCTGTCCTATTAAACGTTGGATTCGCGGTAGAATCCATTGATTTATTGTTTAAGATATCAATTATCCTTTTAACATCACCTACAGTTAACTTTTCAGGTAACATATTTTTAAAACCTTCTAAATCAGTTTTGAACAATTTTCTTGCTTCAGTTCCACTTATACCACCTGTTGTAGCTACTTCAACTGGTATTACATTGTCACTATAATTTTT